TTCGCCGTCCGCACTGCCTTGAGGAAACGCCAATCTTTGAAAGCCTCGGCGTCAATCGAAAACTCAAAACCTGATGCTGTCGTTCCTTTCACTTTTGCCATGCTTTATACCTCCAATAGAATTTATGACTTCTGGATGTACTCGTAGTGGGTGTTACCCTCAGCATCCGGAGCGGTTCCGAGCGTGGTCTCATATCCGACCGCCTCGCCGTCTGCATAAGTGATGGTTCCGACTTCGGAAACTTTGCCGGCCGGGATCACGATCCGCTTCAGAGCGCCGTCACGAAGAACCATGTCGATAGCCCACACATACTCATTGAGCTCCTTGGAGTTCGCCTTGACGGTGATGCCGGTCGTCAGAGTGCCGGTGACATTCTCATCGCCATAGATGGTCTTCAGGACTTCAATGTTCAGCGCCTCGATCAGAGTGAACCCGAACGTGTCATCTTTGGACGTCTGGAGCGTGAGAACGGTGTCGCCGCCCCATGCCTTGATCTCTTCGGACTCCGGGCTGTTGTCATTCGTCAGGCCGTCTTCGGAAACATATCCGAGACAAACAAAAGCGTTGTCGAGTGCGGTCGTCGCATCAGTCGGTACGGTCGTGCCGATCGGCGCGCGATAAATGGCGCCGCCTACTTTCGGCTTGCCAGCAGTTACATTGGTTGCGGTGTTAGCCATAATGCTTTACCTCCATTAGTAGTAAACAACAACAAACACGGCCTGATAGCGGTACGCCTTCAGTTCCGTGTCGGTGTAGTTGTAGTCTGAATTCAGGGCGACTCTCGCAATGTCATCGCGTTCAATCGCCGCTTCCATCGCGGCTTTTACTGCCTCATTAAGCACTGCCGCCTCGTAGAGCGTCGCCCCATAACTCTGGATGGCGAATGTCGCGCTTGTGATCCGGTTGACGGATGAACTTCCGGTCTTCTCAATGACCACGAACGAACCGCCGCAGTCTTCCGGCATCTCCATGTAGACAGGCACGTCAAGCTCGGAACTCAGATGATTAAGAATCACTTCCTCGATCATTTGTTATACCTCTCACACTTGAAACGTCTGTTCCACATAGACGGGTTGTTCGCGTCTATCCACTCTTCCGGGAGTGAGTAGACATGCCAGTCAACACTGAAGAAGTTCACCTTCTGATCCGTCCATTCGTGGATGTCTCCCTTCGGCACGCATAAGTAATACTCCAGATGCTTGCCGCTCAGGTTTATCTCGCCGATAACATCCTCGGACGTTGCCGGATACACAAGCACGTTGTCGACCTCGATCGCCTGTGTCGTGTACACCGGACGATTAAATCCGTCAACGCCTGTCTGCGTCCGTTCCATGAGCGTGACCGTGATTCCCTGAATCATGCGATCACCCCCAGTGGATTACTGCACCCGATGGCAGCGCTGACGCCGAGCAACTTCTTCTCGGTGCGCCCGAGATACAGTTCCCCGGAACTGCCGCCGCTCACCGTCCACGACTGCGAGTAAGGACCTGCCGTCATGGTGCCCTGTGTCGCTCCGATCGGAACGGATGCATTCGACGCCGCAATGGCACGGCGCACCATCCGACAGGTCACAACCTTCTTCAGGTCACTGTCCGCACCGGCGTTGTACGCGTCAATGATGATCGCCGCCTCATCTATCAAGGCAGTGCAGACCGTCACCTCATCGACTGTCAACGTTCGGAATCCCGCCTGAACTTCTTCAACCGTTGCATAAGCAGCCATCCGACCACCTCATTTCTTCGGCTTCTTCGGTGCGGGTTTCTGCGCCTTCTGAGGTTCGGCAGCAGGCTTGTGACCTGCCGCCTTATACTCTTCTACGCGCTCTTCCGCGACCCACATCTCAGTGCCGGTGTATGCGTTGATGAACTTAACCATCATCAAGCAGTCAGCTTGTTGAAGACGGTGGTATCGGCGCGGAATCCGACTTCCATCTCAACACGGACAGCGAACATGTTCTGCTGGAACAGATTGATCGTGGACACGCTCTGTCCAGATCCAACGGTAAGGGTTGCATCCTCGGAATAGCCGATGTTGATGCCGTCAACGACACCGTAGACAGCCTTCGTCCAGTCGCCGGCGAAGCCGAGAACGTTCGGAGTCCCCGCCTTGTATGCCCCCTTGCTCTGGACGGTGTGGACACCGAGGATCATCGGGATCGCACCTTCTGCGACAGAATTGATGAACAGCGGTCTGTCATTGCCATCAACGGCAGACAGCAGCACGTTCCTTGCCTTCGGGGAGATTACATATCCATTGTTGATACCATCATGATCAGCGATGTCTCCATCAGCCGCCACAAGCGCCTTGTACTCGCCGTGGTTTGCCGCATCGAAGGACTGCGCGGTGCAGGATGCCAGGGTGTCGAAATTGGATCCCGGAGCGGTGCCGTGGAAAACGGTGGCGTCAAACTTCTCAGCCAGAACACCAGGCAGTCTGCCGACCAGCGCGTTGTACAGCGCACCCTCATCGCGTCTGAACTCATTGGAGAACGGCACGATCACAGCGAGCTTGTACGCGGTCATGATCTTCTTGTCGAGGGTCGGAGTGCTGACCGGCTTCATACCGGTTTCGGAAACCCATTCGGCGGTCGGATCGGACAGGATGACCGGGATCTCGATTCCCTTGCCCGGAAGAGCAATCTGACGCGCGAGCTGCATGACTGCGGACGCTTCCTGCGTCTTCTGGATGATCTCGGAAGATACGTCATACGGAAGCGGATAATTTGTTCTGTTTACCTGTACACCAGTAGGAGTAATAGCCATAGTATTTACCTCACTTTGTTATTTCTGGACGCTCTTGAACCACTCGGAAAAACTGTTCTGCGGTGTTGCGCCCATCTTTTTAGTTACTTCGCCTGCGTCATTGATGACCGGATAGCCGGACGGCTGCGCGAATGCCTTGATCGCTTCTGCCTGTTCCTTGCAGGCCTCTTCGGTGTCTGCGGTCAGCAGTGATGCCGGGACTCCGGTCTCCTTAGCAACCTGATCGCGGATGCCGCGAACCTCGGCGGCTTTCTTCAGCGTGTTCAGTTCTGATTCCAGTGCTGACACTTTCTCGGTAGCCTTCTGAAGTTCTGACTTCTGCGCTTCTTCGGCGGCGTCAAACTTTTCCGCCTTTTCCTTGTACGCTTCGTAATCTGCATACTTGTTGCGCTCTCTCTGGAGACGGTCACGGACGATTGCGTCCAGTTCCGTCTGGGTGAAAGTGCGCTCCGGCTCTGTCGCCGTGGTCGTGGTTGCTTCCTGATTCACAGTTTCATTCATGTTGTTTCCCTCCTATGGAGTAGTCATTCCGTGATAGCCTCACGTAGACATGAAAAAAGCACCCTCATCAGGTGCTTGAATCATCTTTGTGCTGTTCTGCGTACTGTTCGCGCCGCATGGCGTTCAGCTTGTCTTTCCAATTGCCGCCCGGATCCGCATCGTAGTAGATGCGCTTGTACTTGTTCGGGTCGTAGCCAGCAACGCCCTCACGCGGGTTGAACCGCACGATGTACTGGCAATCACAGTTAGCGTGGATGTGTGCCGCGTGGCTTTGGGCGTTCCAGTGCGTGCGCTCCCATCCTCTGGAAGCGAGCATCATGCAGAAGGCGCAGGTCTGTCCGACCGGAACGAAAGCCATCTCGGCGCGGTCTCTGGCGGCGTTCTGCTGTATCGTGTCTGCCCCTGCCTGCTTCACAAGCCGACTGACAGCGTTCGCGACCTTGCCTTCGCCCTCATTGAGCGCACCCTGCACCGCACCCCATGTTTCGTCATGAGTCGCAACCGGCGCAGGAATAGCAGACGGCACTTTCGCGCCTTGCTCTTCCGCCAAATAGTCGTACAGAAGGCACGCTAGCGAACTGGAGCCTTCACCGTACTTCGTAGCCAGGTATTCCGCGTGGGCAACAAGCGCAGACATGTTGTCGAACCCGAATCGGTCGATATACTTCTGCATCTCGGTCGCCGCCGTGGCGTTCAGCTCATGCATCCGCCGAACGTATTCCATGAAAGTCGTTTCATTCAGCATTCGCGTTCATCTCCGCTAGAACGTTCAGGCCGCGCGCTCGCTGTTCCTGGGCGCGGATGCGGCGGATGTCAGCCTGATCGAATCCGATCATTTCGAGAAACGTGTCGGTTTCGGCGAATCCCTGACGCGCCGCCGCAATCTTGACCGCCGCGTCTGCCGTCATGGACACGGAAGGCATCGCAGGGTTTTTGAAGTGGGCCACGACATTTCTTTCATCGTCCGTCAGGTCTTCAATGCGAACATTCCGAAGAATCGCCTGCGACATGAGGGCGATTTGTTTCAGGCTTTCGCCATTCGACTCGTTCAACTGTTCCGCCATGAGCACAAGCGTCTGGGCCTGTGCCATGATTGCGTCACTAGACGAAGGATTCGCGTCATTCACTACGCCAGTGTCCGTGACAGACAGGCCGGTCGCCGCAGAAAACTGGGTCGCAAGCAGCCGAATCATTTCCACATGCGGCCCGATGTTCCCCTGCTGCAACTGACCGAATGACGGCTTTTCTCCAGTCTCCGGGTTAGGTGTTGCCGCCAAGATCGAACCGACATACTGCCTGAACTTATTGGAAACGACAGCGTCATACTGTTCGTCAGTGACTCCCAGCAGGTACTTCTGAGGCGAAGTGGCGAACTCAAGCCCGATCGTGGCGTTCGCGATCGTCCGGACGTAACCCTTGATGAGTTCCCGGATTGGCTTCTTCAGACGGGAGCGCCCGAACGGCTTTGCGGGGGTGGCATTCCAGATCATCGGCTCCATCAGAGGTCTGCCCATCCTATGCGGTTTACGCTCAACCGTCCAATTTCCACCAGCAAAACGCAGAATCAGCACGGCCTCGCTTGTATCGAACCGCATGACTGTCGGACGATAGTCCCATTCAAGCGACTCATCTTTCACTGCATCGAGAATTGACAGACCGCAGTCAATGCGGCCCGCTTCACCATCCCACAGCGCGCAAGCCGTTACCGGTGAATGGAACCGGATACGCACGCCGATAGCCGGATCCGCCGAAAGCGTGGCGAACGTACAACCATACTTCAGCTCATCCTTGCAGGCTTTGGCATACTCCGATAACAGCCGATTGTCCGCCATGATCCTGTGCATAGCCTCAGCGTCTTCGCCGTTCACGCCCACGAAGCCGTCGAACATCGACCTCGACGCCAGGACATCGACAGTTTTCGAGCCCCATTCACACCCGATCTCAAGTTTCCTGAGGCCATCCGGGAGCGCAATGCCGAGGTTCACTTCTCCGAGGGTCACGTTCCCCTCATAGAATTTGTTCTTTTCGGCGTTCTTCCAGATGTGGGCGTTGTAGACGTCAATCAGGTCTGAGAGTTTTCCCCTCTCTCGCTCGGTCAGCCCCGGCGCGCCGCATATGGATTTAGTCAACGTATTATTCATCATCCTATCCTCATCTTCTTCGATGGGTCTCTCTTGCTGGTTTTCGCGCCCCAGAGCGCCAGCGCCGCCGCCTCGATTGGAGCGGAATCGTCACCGCCGAAGCCCCAACCCTTTCCAATAGGGCGCTTAATCGATGACAGCGCGGAATTTCGCAAATCTTCCTGCGGTGCGTACCAGGTGAACGACTTTTCCGACAAGCCGTCCATCAGCACGCTGACCGCCGCGACCATATCGTTCGCAGAAGCCTTTATTATGCAGCCTTTATACTTCCAAGTGTCCGATATGCGGTCAATCAGCACGTCGACACCGTTCCGCCCATCGATCACCACGCAAGAGGCGTTCTTATATCTCGGGATCAGCCAGTCGGCTAACCATTTCGTTCCGTATCCTGCTGGCTTGCGGTCGATCAACGAGATCCGCGCCGGGCCTTCCTTCGGGATCACCGCACCGCACAGCACGGCCTCGGAACCATCTGCCGCAAACTTCACAGCATACGCCGTTTTTCCTTCCGGCTTCGGGCTCATGCTCGCGCACAGGTTCCATGTGTCGGCGTCAATCGCCGTTTCGATTTCCTGAGTGATTACGGGGCTCCACCAGCCAAGACGCTCGCGGGCAAACGTGTCAGGATCCATCTGTTCACACTCGCTCTCGATCGTGGATAGCAGGATCCTACGACCGAGCGCGGGATTACACGCCGCCCAGCGTTCTCGCTCACTCACATTTCCGATATCATCAACGCTGAACTCAAACCACGATGTTCGCGTGGTCTCGCCGTCCAGCGCCTTCTTGCGTATCCCTCGGAAGACGATGCCTGGCGCCG